ATATTAGATAATCCAGCTCCATGATTAGCAATAACAATTTTAGCGTTTTTAAATAATAGATATTGGTAATATACACTTGTTCTTTCTAATATTATATTTTCATATTTATCTTTATAATCTTTTTCTAACATTTCTAATATTTCATTATGGTTTTTATTATATCTTCTCTCTTTTCCAGATTGTTTTCCTAATTCTTGAAGCATTTTATGTTTTTTTGAATAATCTTGATGTTGATATAATGGTTCTACGCCTCTTTCAATAACTACAATATCTTTAAATTTTAATGATAATAAAAATTTTGGAATTTTTTTTTCAAAAAAATCGCATAATTTAATTTTATCTTCATATGTAATTTGTTCTTTATGTTTTAGTGTAGTTTTAGAACTATCTAATGGCACTAAATCATAAAAATGTTTATTTTCATTTTTTAAATATTTAACTTCACATCTACTTAAAAAACTTATATCAAATGGTAATTCATATATAATTCTTTTCATTGGACCAATATTACCAACTAAATTAAATTTTTCTTTATTATTCTTTATCGATATTAAAACCAATGGTATAAATACACCATAAAAAAAATGATAATAATGAGTTATTGAGCCATAATTTGAATTAATATACAAATACATTATAATTTAACAATATAAATTATTTAATAAAAAATAGTTTTCTTATCCATTAAATACTTATAATAAAAATTAAAATTTTCTTCATTAATAATTATTTCATTTTCATTTCTTTTTATACATCCTTTATCTCTTATCAATTTTATCATTTTATTATTATAATTAATAATAATTTTATTTTCATTAACAATAAACATTTTATTATAAAATTTAACAAATATTCTATTAAATTCAATATCATTTTTTAGTAATATTTTCTCTATAAATGTTAAAGATTTATGTGGTAAATATATAATTTTTACATTATCTTTAAAAAATGATAATTTTAAATAATAGTCATTAAATAATTTTTTGATGTTTTTATTATCAAAATATAATATTTTTTCAACCATATTATAATTTTTATAATAAATAGAATTCATAATAATGTCATTTGTAGTATTTTCAAATTTATTTGTTTTATTTAATATTTTTACTATTTCATTATTATAATTTTTATTTTTAATTAAATTAATCATAATATCATCATAATATTTTTTATTAAAAAAATTAATTTTTATTTTATTAATTGATTTAATTGTTTTATTAAGTTCATTTTTTTGTTGATTTAACTCTTTTATCATTAAATTATTATTAATTTTATAACTAATATTTTCTATGTTTGTAAAAAATCGTTTATACATATTCCTTATCATTTAATTTTTGTAAATAACTAATAATTAAATAATATAATAATTAAATATAGTTATAAAATTTTATTCCATAAAAAAAATTTAAATTTTATCAATAATTAAAAAATTTTGTTCGTTATTATTTTGTAAATATTGAACTATATTCTTTAAATGTGTATTTTTAATTAAATTAATTTTTATTTTTGAACTATTATTATCATTTTGATAAATCATTTGATTTAAAAATACATCATCTAATAAAACTAAATTAAATCTTAAATGATGTTTTGATATTTCAATTTTATTAGTTTTATATTTTAATGTTCTAATATCATTTAATCCAATATCAGTTATTGAATTATCATTAACATCATAAATTTTATTATCATAATCTTTAATAAAAATAAGAACACCTGTTTTTAATAACATATTATTAATTCTTATATACTTGTAAAAACTAATATTTTGTATATAATTATACATTGAAGGATAATATGTTAATGATTTAAGATATTCATTAAATTCTTTATCTAATTCATTTCTAACTTGATTTCTATTTTCAAATTCTAAATATTGTTGAGGTATTTTATCAATAATATTTTTATCAACATATTTTCTTGAAATATCATCCTTTTTAATTTTTTTTTGTATAAATTTTTTAGTTTTTTCATTAAAATATAAACAATTAAATAATCTATCATAATTTTCTTCATTATCAATATACTCATTAGAATTAACATATTTAGGATTTTTTGGAAAAACAATTTCTTCTAATTCATCAGCTAATAAATATCCAGCCATCATAAAGTTCATTGCTTTTAAATTTTGATTATCAATAATATTTGTTCCACTTCCAATAGTTGAAAATTGTTGATGTGTATAAGATGAATGTGTATAATTTGGATTATCAAATTCATCCATATTCTTAATTGAAAATTCTTTAGCAACCATACTAAAAAATAAAGCAGTTTCTAATTCATCATTCATTGGCTTATTAAGCCTTTCCTTATAATTATCTCTTATTTTATCAACAAATTTTTTATTATTTATATTTACATTTTGACCTAAATATAGTTTTAATTGCTGTTGTATTAAATTTAATAATGAATTTCTATATTTAAATGGAATATTACCCATCTTAAAATCAGTTATAGGGTCTATAGTGACATATTTACCATTTAATTGATAAGCCAAAATATCAATAGGTGTTCCAAGTTTTAATATACAAGGATAATTTTTTGATGGGTTCATTCCATAATAATATTCATTAACATGTTTATTTGAAAATGAACCCAAATTTAGATATAATACATTTTCAGAATATTTTCCTTTTATTCTCTCAAAAATATTAGATAATATAAATTCATCATTTAAAAATCCAATTTGAAGATTTGTAGCATTAAATGACATAAATAATATATTCTTAAAAAATAATTCTTTCTTTAATACTTTCATATTATTTCTTGTTTCTACATTATTTTTAACCATAACTGGCTTTCTATTATCACCACCAAAACAACCAGCTAAATATGGATTTACATCAATTCTCCACTTTAAAAATGGAAAATAATATTTATAAAATTGAAATGTATAATAAGGAACATATTTATATTTTGGATTATTAAACTTTTTAATAATATTCTTATCTGTTAAATTTAATCTTGAATCTAAATCACGCACATGAAATTCACAATCCTCATTCATTGTTAAAAATCTTAAATTAATTGATATATGACACGAAAACATTACAAATGATGATTTTTTATTCATTTCACCAGTTAATTTATATTCAACTTCCAAATTATCCTCATCCAATTGTATATTTACATTTTTTGCTCTTGTATTTGATAAATCTTCTTCCTGACCCAAATTTAATAATGGTGATTTTATATACTCATTTGTAGTATTATATAAAATACTATTGTAATACATAATAACATTATCTAAATCATTCACAATATTCATATAAGGACTTGTTTTTGATATATTAAAATATGGATTTAAAAAGAATACAATAACTTGTAAATTATCTTCATATCTTGGGTCAATTGATTTTATTATATTTATAAACATATTAAATAAATTAAAACTTTCTGCTGAACCTAATACTGAATGGAAATCTACATATAAACGCATCTTATAATCTTTAAAATGTTTTCTCATAATAGCATAATTATATACAAATCCAATTAAATATGATAAATTCTTAACATTTGTAATAAATAAAGAAAATGAAAATAATTTATCCGTTTTATCAACATCATAATAATCTTTCATTTTTATTAATTTAAAATTTTTTAATTTATAAAATGTATATAATTCAGTTAAATTATTTATTAAAAGTTGTCTATTATTATTAATCCAATTTAAATAACTACTCATTATTTTTTCATTTTCGGTATTATCATATTCAGTTTCAACTTGTTTAATTTTATTTTTTATATTATTTAAATTTGTATATTTCTTTTTAATATTATTATTCATTGATTGAGTTGGACCCATTGGATTACCAACTACTGGAAAATTGTTAATATTTTTTTTCTTATTTATTTTTTTATTTATTGATAAATCTTTTTCTAATAAATCAGTTATTCCTATATATTGATTTTGTTCCATTATAATTAAATTATATATAATAAATTACAATAATATTATAAAAATAATACATAAATCATATTTATATTATTTAATTAGTTATTTCTATTATATTTTTAATAATATCTACTAATTTAAATCCTATAAACCATTCACTTTGATTTAACATACTCAAACTTATTATTTTTTTACCATTTACTTCATTAACTTTTATTTGTTTATATTCTTTTTCTAAAATTATTGAAGGCGGATTAATTGGATATTTATTAAATATAAATTTAGAATTTAATACATCTTTATTATTTTTAAAACTTATATTCCACTCTTTATCATTAATTATTTTAATATCTAAAATAAATTTACTATTAGTTAATTGTTTCATTTCATTTTTTAATCTTTTATCTTTTATTTCATTATTCATTGAAATATTATTAATATTTTTAAAATGATTGATAATTAAACTTTTAATATTATTTATACTACTATTTGAATTTAAAAACACTAATGATTTTAAAACTAATTTTGAAGAATCTTCAACCACATATATATTATTTGATTTCTTATATTTATTAATTTCATCATTTATCATAAATACACCAATTACACTTTGATAATTTTTAAAATGACTACTATAACTACTTGCAAATGATAAACTATCACTTAAATATATTCCTTTTCCATATGCTTGTCCATTTGCCATTAATGTTGTTCCACTTAAATTTCTTAAACCATTTTTAATAATACAATACCAAGAACATATTGAACTTCCGTGAAATAATATATTATTGTTTTCCAAATTATTTTCTTTAATACTTGAATATTCTATATTTAATATTTTTGGTTCTTTATCCTTATTATCAAATCTTCTTTTTTGATAATTATATGTTGTTGTCTACAATTCAAAATAATTATTTGATAATATATTTTTTATTATTCCATACACAATATATCCTACTTTCTCATATATTTCTATATCATTATTACTCTTAATAATCTTATCATATAATTCTTTCTTATCATTTTTTATTATAAAATCTGGAACAATATTTTTCATATCAATAACATTATTAACATTTTTAATAATTATTATATTATCTTTTAAGGCTTCTTCATATTTATTATGATGAAATGATGAACTAAATGCTTCAAATAAAAAATCAAATGATAAGTAATCTTTAAAACTATTTTTAATAATATCATTTGATACTATTGAATTATATTTTTTTAAACATTTAATATTATTACAACATTTTATTATTTTATCTTTTATATATAACTCATCATCACAAATACAACATTTTGAAAGATAATTATCATCTATTATATTATTCCTTAAAAATTTCAAAAATTTTTTAAAATTATTAGAAAGTTCTATAAATGTCTCTCTTAGAATTTTTTCATTTACTAAATAATAATATTTTCTTATTAAATTTAAACCATAATAATTTATACCTTTTATTATAAGTTTATCATTATTTTCTTCATACAATAACGAATAATGTATATTTTCTTCATAATTATATAATCTAATATTATCTGAATAAGATTTATTAATATCTAATAAAATTTTATCATGTAATTTAAAAAATTTTTCCATCTTTTATTGTTTTTATTATTAGTAAATATTCAATTTTTATTAAAAATATATTTAATATTATAATTAAAAAATTGAATATTTACTAATAATAACAAGTAATTAAATTTAAATTCATTTTAAATTATAATACTATTATTATAATAATAATGTTTTGTCCTGAATGCGAAAATTTTATGATTATTACTGATAGTATTAATATTAAACAAGAAGAAAAAGATATAGTATCATCTGATTATGATGATGTTTCTATAACAGAAGATAGTAATAATGTAGAAGATAATAATACTAATACAGAACAAAGTTCAAATGCTTATTATTATTGTAATAATTGTGGTCATCATAATAATATTCCAAATGAAACAACTATATTTAATTTAAAAGATAAAATAATTGATAAAGAAATTATTACAAATACTTATTTAAATTTAAAAAATGATAATACCTTACCTTTTACAAAAAGATATAATTGTATTAATAAAGATTGTTCTACTCATAAAAATCCCGAAACTAAAAAAGCTGTTTTCTATAGACAAAATAAAAATACTTATAATCTAAAATATATATGCACTATTTGTAATTATTATTGGTGTAATAATTAAAAAAATTGATTAAATAATTATATTTTATATATAAATATTAAAAAGATGAGTTCCAAAAAAAATAATAAGATTAAAAGCAATACTATTGAAAGTAATGATGATATAGATGATGATAAAGATATTAATAATTTTGATGATGATTATAGTGATTATGATAAATCTGATAATGAAGATAATAATATAATAGATGATGAAGATGATGAAGACTTTGAACCGACAATTTTAGATTATAGTTTAATTGAAGAAGATGATGACATTGTTAAAGAAATTAATAAAATTACAAGACCATTCTTAACAAAGTATGAAATGGTTAAATTATTAGCTACACGAACAAATCAATTAGCGAGAGGAGCAAAACCAATGATTAAAAATGTTGATTATAGTATAACACCAAAAGATTTAGCTAAATTAGAATTAAAAGAAAAAGTTATTCCATTAATTGTTTTAAGACCAATTCCAAATGGAAAACCTGAAAGATGGAAAATTACTGAATTTAAAAATATCTAAAATTTTACTATAATCTATTTTTTTATTAAGACTTTTATAATATATGTTTTTTATATGTGATTATATAAAAAATCTTTTTACAACAAATGACAAAATAAATATTAAAGAAGAAGAAACTGATGATACTATATATAATCAAAGTTTATTAAACCTTCCTAATGATAAATGTTTATTATGTAATAATAAATTTAAAAAAAATAGATATAATACTTTTATAAAATGTGATAATTGTAATAAAATATGGGCGACATGTTATAATTGTCCTAAATTATTAGAAAATATAAAATATAGAATTGGTGAATATAAGACACATAATAATATTGACTATTTTATTTGTTATAAATGTTATGAAAAATTATCTTAAATAAACTTTTTTTATGACAATAACTAAAATAATCATTACAATTACATAAATTTTTTGTATTGTATTTAATTTTATTATATCCAATAAATTGTTATATTTATAATAAAATTGAATAATTATAAAATTATCAGTTATAATAATTAATAGTTTAACATCGTAATGAATTATACAATT